AATTTAGGTGCTCTAACTAAGAATGGAAGTCGTCCTCCAGTTCCTCAACAAGGATTATCAATTCAAGAGATTGTATGTAACTTAAAAGGTCTATCTGAAAATTGTCTAGAGCCTATTTATAATCTATATCCAAATATGGTTATAACTTCTGCGTTTAGACGTCCAGGTGATGTTCCAGCATCATCAAAGACTTCAGATCATTATCTTGGTTGTGCTGCTGATATTGTTATTCCAAATCTTGATCGTAAAGGACATTACGAAGCAATTCAGAAAATACAAGGTTTGATTCCTTATGATCAGCTTCTTTTAGAGTATCAAGGTTCTAATACTGTGTGGATTCATGTTTCATTTAAGTATACTAATGCTAAGAAGCAGATTTTTACTATGAGAGATCATCATAGAATTAGTGATTTTGGTCAATTTACTTTGGTGGCATAATGGCAGATATAGCATTAGAAAATTCTTTATCACTTGGAGAAGCTGGGTATCCTCCAACTCTTCCTTCTTCTGGATTATCGAATAAAACTAAAGTTGCAGGAAAAAAAGTAGTTTTACAAGGATCTACTAAATATGCAGCTCATGTTAAACCTAGATCTCCAACTCACACTGAAGATATGAGAATAGTAACTGGAGGATCTGGAAAAGCTAGCATAGAAGGACACCCAATTGCTCGTAAAGGAGATTCTATTGCTGATGGCGATACTATTAATCAAGGATATTCTAAAGTCAACGTAGGTTAATAAATATAAGATATGGCTAATAATACTAGAACATTTTCAGATCTTGACATGGCATTCCTTCCGAATCCCGTGTCAAAAGACATTTCTAAAAAATATGATGAAAATGCTATTAAGCAATCTTTGAAAAATATTATTCTTACTCGCAATTTTGAACGACCATTTAGAAGTGATGTAGGATCACAGATCTCTTCATTATTATTTGAACCTATTACCCCAATGCTTTCTTCTTTGATTAAGAAGACTATTGAAAATACTGTAAATGCATATGAACCAAGAGTAAATCTATTAAATGTTTCAGTGCTTTTAAGTCCCGATAATAATGGAGTTTATGTAACAATTGTATTTTCGATTGTTAACACAAGCACTCCAATCAGCGTCGATCTATTTCTAGAAAGAACTCGCTAATGGCTACCAATAATAAAATTAATGTATCAGATCTTGATTTTGATCTAATCAAAACTAATCTAAAAGAATTCCTAAAAGGACAAACTCAATTCACAGATTATGATTTTGAAGGATCTGGATTGAATGTTCTTCTTGATGTTTTAGCTTACAATACTCATTATAATGCACTATATACAAATATGGCTGTGAATGAAATGTTTCTTGATTCTGCTAGTAAACGAGATAGCGTTGTTTCTATTGCAAACAATTATGGTTATCTTCCTGTTTCTCGTATATGTGCACAAGCAAAAATTAGTCTTACAATTCCTATAGGAAGTAATACATCTTCTACGTTATCAATTCCAAAATATACTGCATTCACATCTACAGTTGGTGGAGTTGACTATTCATTTTATACTATTTCTGAGAGTATAGGTGCACGTAATGAATCACTCGGTAAATATGTATATGATTCAATAACACTATATGAAGGAACTCCAGTTATCGAAAGATTTAATATATTTGATAATACTAAGATTCAATTAGAAAATGAGCATATTGATGTTTCAACTATTCGTGTAAGCATACAAGATCCACAATCATTGAATTCAACTACATATAATTATGCTGAAAAGATAATTTCTCTTACATCAACAAGCAAAGTATTCTTTGTTAAAGAAATTGAAAACCAAATGTATGAAATATATTTTGGAAAAGATAATCTTGGTGTTGAACCTAGTGTAGGTTCGGTTGCAACAATAGAATATATGACTACTAATGGAGCTGTTGCAAATGGAATTAAGCTTTTCACATATAGTGGTTTAAGCTTAGGAGGAACTCCTTCAATTACAGTATTAAGCACAGCAATTGGTGGAAGAGAAGCAGAAACTACTAATGAAATAAAGTATAATGTTTCTCACAAGTATAGAGTTCAAAATCGTGCTGTAACATCTAATGATTATGTTGACATCATTAAGACAGCTTATTCTGATATTGATGCTATCAATTGCTGGGGTGGAGATACAATGTCTCCTCCTATCTATGGAAAAATTTATATTTCAATTAAACCAAAAAATAGTTTGTTTTTAACAACTAGTGAGAAAAATTATATTGTTGAAGAGATTATTAAGCCTAAAGCCATGTTGGGCATATTTCCTCAGATGGTAGATCCTGTATATAACTTTATTGAGTTAACTACTACAGTTTACTATAATCCTAATATGACAAATAAGTCTAGTTCACAGATTACACAATTAGTTCGTCAAACTATTGTAGATTACAATGATATTAATTTGCAAAAGTTTGATGGCATTTTAAGATATTCGCGTTTAGTTGCTGCTATTGATAATGCTGATAAATCTATCATAAATAATATTACTACTTTAAAAATTCGTAGAAACGTTGATGTCATTTATAATCTATCTAGTTCATATACAATTCAATTAAATAATGCGATATTTAATCCTGGTGTTGCTGAAGAAGCTGTTCTAACAAATGGATTCTACATTAGTTCTAATTCAGTTGCGCATTATATTGATGATGATGGTCAAGGAAAATTAAGATTATTTTATTACAATCCTCTTGACTATAGTAAGGTTTTTGTAAATAAAGCTATAGGAACTGTAAATTATGATACAGGTGAATTAAAAGTTTCAACTTTGTTTATTACCGGAATAGTAGAATCAGATTTGCAATTTATTATCAAACCACGATCAGATGATATAGTATCTAAGCATAATCAAATTGTTGATATTAATACAACAACAATGTTGACTGTAAATGTAGTTCAAGAAGTTAATTCTAACATACATAAACTTGCTTCTAGTAGAATTTAATGAAAAAGACTCCAATCTCCGTTGCGTTAGAACGTCAGATTCCCGAATATATTCGTGGAGAATATGACTTATTCGTAAAATTCATAAAAGCATATTATGAATTTCTCGATCAAACTCAGCAGCGCGATCTTGAAGATATTCGTTCTATTAGTAATACACTTGACGAATTTATTATTCGTTTTAAGAAAGAGCTTTCAGTATTATTTCCAACAAATACTATTGCGAATGAAAGATTTATTCTAGAAAGAATTAGAGAATTTTATCAATCACGTGGTTCTAAAGAATCATATCAGTTCTTATTTAAAGTTTTATTCAATAAAGACTCTGATATATTTTATCCTTCTACTCAAATTTTACGAGCATCTGATGGTAAGTGGGTTCAAGAAAAATCTGTGTTTGTATCATCAAGTAGTGGAAACATATTTAATTATAGTGGTAAGATTATTGAGATTAAAACTAAACAAAAGACTATTAATGTCTTCTGTCCTCGTGTAGTATATTATCGTGATAATATCTATGAAGTTTTTATTGAGCGTGCATATACTCAAGATATTAGCATTGGAGATACTTTAAGTTCTTATGATAATGCTGATACTGGCGTTATTCTTCCATGTCCTGCAAAGTACACTATAACTAGTGAAGGTAGTGGATTTGAAATAGGAAAACTTTATTTTCTTAAAACAGAATCTGGTAGTGGATCTCTTATTAAAATTACTAAAATTGGATCTGCAGGCTCTATTAAGAAAATTCAGATTATTAGCTTTGGCTTAGATTATAAATCTACTTTTTATGCAAAATTAAGTAATAAGAGTTCTACAGCTCTTCCATATAGACATCCAGTTCCAGGACCATTTCCTGATGGAACTAATGGATTTGTCGATTATGGCTATATCAATAAGCAAGATTATTTTTATTATGATAAATTTTATACTCCTGCTATAAACAATGCAGAAACCGTATTTTATGTAGATGGTAGTTATGTTGGTGAAATTATTGGTTCATTCTACACAAATGCATCTACAACTAATGTAATTGATTATAGTGTTGCTGAAATTAAAGTAGAACTTGGACCAGTTGCAATATATCCTGGATATTATCAAGCAAGTGATGGATTTATATCTGATTCTTGCTATATTCAAGATGGTAAGTATTATCAACTCTTTTCTTATGTAATTAAAGTAGAACAACAGATTGATTCTTATTATAGTATTGTAAAAGAATTATTACATCCAGCTGGTCTAGAATTATATGCTCAATATGATATTAAGAATACTTATTTAGTTTCTGCATCTCCATTGCTTGCATTTATTCGTCGTCAATTTCTTGAACAAGAATATGTTACAGATGATGAAGCAACAAATGATGTCTATAAACTTCTTGCAGATATTCATAATACATTCTCTGAAAATGTTATTGATGATGTAAGTAAACCTATTGCTGATATTGAAATTCCAATTGAATCTAAATATTATGACATGGTTAAAGGTTCTACTACGCCAATTGAAGATAGTCCTGCACCAGCTGCGCATACTTCTACACAAGATATCAAAGATGTAAGTGCTAATAAAGATGATTATCAACTCGGACAGATTGCAGAAATTTCTAATAAAGATGTAGCAGCATTAAAGCAAGATTATCCGATACCTGATGATAGTGCTGGAAAATTCTGGGATATTAGTTCTGTTGCCAATGGTACTTTCTATAAGACAACTACAGCTTCTCATTCATCTAGTCAAGATATAAAAGATTTAGTTCGTCCTGATATAGCAGATTCATTCACACAACCAGATGCATTTGATAGAACAGTAGTATTTGATAGATCTATAGTTCCTCTAGTTTCATTAGATCCAGCATTATCAGTTGATGTATATGCTAATGCAGTAACACCTGCAGCAAAAGCTGATGTTAGTTCAGGTGTAGGTGGTGATTGGTCATGGAATGGTTCTACATATGTGCTAAATTATCCTGAAGTTAGAATAGGTGTTGGATATATTCGTACACCAAGTTTAGTTGGATTCCAAGGCACATTAGTAGCAGGAAGTACAACTGTAACTCTTACTTCAGGAACTACCGATGGATTTTATAACGGTATAACGTTATCTAAAGTAGGAGGAACTGGAGTATTTGGTACTAATGCTCAAATATATAGTATCATTAATAGTACTTCATTTACGGTAACAGTTGCAAGTGCTACATCTGGAACAATTTCATTCTCTCTAATTGGAGATACTCCACAACTAGGTGAAGCACTTTCATCTCCAACTGATACATTCCCAGATGGATCTACTCAAGGATTAGTTAAGTTTTCATTCTCAGGCTCATCTTGGATTGACTTACCAGTTGCAAGTGATTCATTTAATAGAACAGTAGTATTTGATAGATCTATAGTTCCTTTAGTTTCATTAGATCCAGCAATTTCAAATGACTCATTCCCAGATGGATCTACACAAGGACTTGCAAAATTTTCATTCTCAGGCGCATCTTGGAGTGATGCATTAACTTCTCCATTAGATTCAACTCCAGTTCGCACATGGGATAGAATACTTAATGCTGAGACCATAAATAACAGTAATACTGGATTGTTGTACTACAATGCGTACAACCAAAACGACGCACTAGATCCAACTACATCATATTCGTATGAAGCAGAAACGTATTCGGTGCATGACACAAGAGCAATCTCTTAATAAAGGCAAAAAAATGATTTTAATTCCAAAACTCTCAAACATCGTTGAGCTTGGTGGCACACTTGCAATCGCTCACTTTGATTCTAATGGCATGTTGATTCAAGACCGTTTCTATAGCAATATTGTTGTTACAGTAGGTAAACAATGGATCGCAGCTCGTATGAAAGACGGTGGCATTCCTGCTCAGATGTCTCATATGGCAGTTGGTGGTAATGCTACAGTTGGTTCAAACCCAGCTAAGACTACTCCAGTTGTTGGTGATACACAACTTTCTACTGGTGGTTCTCCAGCACTTTCTGAACTAGCTCGTGTTGCTTTAACAACAGCAGGTGGTACAGTTTCTGGTGCAGTAGTTACTTATGCTGCTACTTTTGCAGCCGGTACAGGTACAGGTTCTTTAGTTGAAGCAGGTATTTTTAACAGCGCAACTGCTGCTTCTGGTACTATGCTTTGTAAGACTTCTTTCGATGTTGTTAACAAAGCAGCAAACGACTCTATTGCTATCACTTGGACCGTAACAATCCAATAATAGACCAATATGTCAACTTCGCTACTTAAATTCTCTCTGAAGACCAACTTAGTAAAGTCGGTCATTTCAGAGATTGTATCAAACGTTAGTAGATACTATTACGTGTATTGTCATCCAGGGAATTGGACAAATGAGACTAGCCCTGAAGCAGTTTCAGATTCTTTTGAGTATGAAAACAATACGCGTAATGAATCTATTCTATACAAACAAATTGACTCAAATGACATTGCTGCAGTTGTTACTAGAATTAACTGGCAAGCAGGTTATACGTTTGATATGTATGATGAATATAGTAGCGATAATCCTGCATATTCTGGCGCAACATCGCTATCAACTGCAGAATTTTATTGCTTAACAGATGATTATAATGTCTATAAGTGTCTGTTTAATAATAATGCAAGTCCATCATCTGTGCGTCCAACTGGTACTAGTACTACTCCAATCGTATTAGATGATGGCTACATTTGGAAGTACATGTATACTGTACCTCTATCTGTACGTAATAAATTTTTAACAGCTACTACAATGCCTGTAGTAACTGCATTATCAAATCAATTTTATTCTAAAGGCTCAATTGTTTCATATACGATTGAAAGTCCTGGAAAAAAATATCCAGTTACATCATATCAAGTAACTGGTTTTAGAATTGCAGATGGTGGATCTGGATATAGCTCAAATCCTACTATTACAATTTCAAATCCCGATCAGAATGGTGGTGTTCCAGCAACCGCTGGTACTATTACACGCAGTGGTGGACAAATTACTGGTGTAAGCATGAATGCTACTGGTTCGGGTTATTCATATTCACCAACCGTAACTATTACTGGTGGCGGAGCAACTCGTCAAGCTACTCTAGAGCCTATCATATCTAGATTAAGTAGTGTATATACAACACTAAGTATAGTAGGTGATGGATATCTTGAGGAAAATCCATATCAGGTTGGATCTGTTAGCGTTGTTAGTGGTGGATCTGGATATTCTTCAGTTCAATTACTATTCACAGATCCAGATCTTCCAAATGGTGTTAAAGCTGTTGCACATGGTGTAATTAGTAATGGTGTAGTAACATCAATTGTAGTAGATAATCCTGGTTATGGATATTCAAAGCCATTCTATTCTATTCTTCAAGATTCTAATGCAAGTAATATTGTATTAGTGCAAGCAACATCTATTAGTGGACAAACTGCTCAAGGTCTTTCATTTCGCGTAAATACACAGAAGAATGAAGCACAATTAACTCCAATTATTAATGCTAATGGAGAAATTCAAGCAGTACAAATTGCAAAACCTGGAATTGGTTATACGTATGCGCTGGTTACAGTTAATACATCTTTGAATAAAGCAACTACTACAGACTTTCAAGAAGCATCTATTCTTCTTAACTTTGGAATTGGTGATATTGAATCACGACAATCTACCGTTGAACTTACTGCAATAGATGGTGCTATTCATGTGATTAATGTCACTAATGGTGGATTTGGCTATACTTCACCACCAACTATTACTGTCACAGGTGATGGTTCAGGCTGTATAGCTCGTGCAATATTATCTGCAACTGGATCTGTTCAAAAGATTCTTGTAGATAATTATGGAAGTAATTATACTAAAGCTACAGTTACTATTACCGGTCCTTCAGCAAGTCCAGCAACAGCACATGCTATTATATCACCAAAAGGTGGTCATGGCAAAGATGCAGTTGGCGAATTATATTCTAAAACAATTGTATTTCAAGGTGATCTTTCTAAAGAAAAGAATAAGGGATTTACATCTACAAACGATTATCGTCAAGTTTGTATTGTAAAGAATCCTAAGATTTATGGAAAAGATAGTAATCTAAGATCAGCTCTTGCTTCAACATGTTTAATTGCTATTGGTACAGCTGGCCAATCTGGATTTTCTGCAATTGCACAAGATGATATTTTATCATGGACAGATACTACAGTTAGTCCAAATAGAACATATACATTTAGAGTAATTGAAAAGAATGTTTCATATTCAGCAACTGAATCGGCATTATTACTTTCATATTTAGACAACGTAGTTCCTTTATCTGGATCATCTTTTAGTAAAATAGGTGCAGTATTTAATACTACAAATATTATTACACCTGATGTAAACAAATTTTCTGGTGATCTGCTTACAATCGATAATCGTTTAAAGTTTGCTCCATCAGCACAACAGATTGTTGTTGTAACTAACGCAATCACGTTCTAATAAATAGTTCAGAGATCTATTACAATAGATCAATCGAATTGTACAATCAAATCGCATAAGAGAAAAATATGGCACAAAACTTTAATATTGAACCATTTTATGACGACTATTCTGAAGACAAACAGTTTTATAGAATTTTATTTCGTCCTGGATATGCAGTTCAAGCACGTGAATTAACTCAACTACAAACCATTCTTCAACAACAGGTTAAACGCCAAGGCGATCATCTGTTTAAGAATGGTGCTATGATTATTCCTGGCCAAATTTCTTATGATGCAAAGACAGCATATGTAAAACTAAAAGCTAATATTTCTTCAAGTGCTACTGTTAAAACATTCTCTGTTTTATCTTCAACAACTGGAAAGACATATCGTGGTCAAACTTCTGGCGTTGAAGCTATTGTTTTAACTTCAACACCTTTAGAAGTTATTGGTGGTGTTACAGACGCAGATACATTATTTGTAAAATATACTCGTGGTACAGGCACATTTAGTTATGGTGAAATTATTTCTCCAACTGATGGATCTTCTGGTTTAGATCTTCAAGTTGAAGAACTGGCAATTGATTCATTTGCTCTTGGAACTGGTACGACTGCAACTATTGAAAAAGGTGTTTATTATATTAAAGACAACTTTGTTTTAGTGCAAGGTCAAACAACCGTTCTTTCTAAATACTCAAATGTAGCTAATGTAAAAGCTGGTCTTAATGTAATCGAATCTATTGTTTATCCAGAAGAAGATGAAAGTCTATTAGATAATGCCTTAGGTTCTCCTAATTATGCAGCGCCAGGTGCAGCACGTTATTATATTGATTTAGTACTTACTTCTAAGCCATATGATACTGTAACTGATGCTGATCAATTTATTACTCTTTTAACAATTAAAAATGGTGTTGTTCAGTTCTTAGTTGATAAAACTGAATACGCACAAATTGCAAAGACGTTAGCTCGTCGTACATTTGATGAATCTGGTGACTACACAGTTCGTGAATTTCCAATTCATATTCGTGAATATCGTAATAATGATCGTGGAACTTGGGCTAACAATAAAACTTATATTATAGGTGATGTTGTAATAGCTTCAGGATTAGCTTATAAGTGTGTTATTACACATAATTCTCCAGCTACAGGTTCATTTGCTGTAGGAAGTAATTGGTTAGCCGATACTTCACCTCCATATAATTATGGTTTATATCAAGGTCCTACATATTCTCTTTCAGTTGCAAATGATATAACACCTCTTACAACTAAGACTTCTCTAGCAATTGAGCCTGGAAAAGCATATGTTCGCGGTTATGAAGTTGAAAAGATTGCTACTCAATATCTAACTATTGATAAGGCACGTGATCTTTCTAATTATGAAACTAAAACAATTGATACAAGTCCTGGTAATTATGTAATTGTTAGATCTACTAATTATGTGCCTGATATTGGCACTGATGTAACATTCTATGATAAGTATGGAGCTGCTGGAACAATTCCTTCAGGTGGTAATGTAGTTGCCACTGCTCGCATTAAACAAATTCAATTGCATACTTTAAGTCCACTTACTTATAAGGTATTCTTATTTAATCTTGCAATAACTTCAGGAAAAGTATTTACACGTGATGCAAAGTTCTTATATTCGCAAATTGGTTCAACTGCAGGTACACGATTCTCTGCACAACTAGTGCCGGTATTAAATCAAATAGTTGGTACTCTTGCAGCATCTAGTTCTACCACTATAACCGGTGTTAATACTACATTTATTCAAGATTTAAAAGTTAATGACTATGTAAGTATCAATAATAGTGAATATCAAGTTACTGCTATAGGAAGTAATAATCAGATTACAATTGCTACAGCAGCTACTGTTGCTCAGGGAAATTTAATTTATCGTGTTGAAACCATGATAAATAACCCAAATTCTTTAATTTCATATTATAGACTTCCACAGTATGCAGTAAATTCTACTCGTAATTTACATTATTCATTCTATAAGAAGTTTACAACTTCAAGTAGTGTTACAACTGCAACAATTTCTGAATCTGGTTATGTCTTTGGTGCTAAGACTGATACAACAAATTATATTGTCGTAGACGCAGTTAATGGTAATCATTTGACATATGTTTCAGGTACTCCAACCGGTGCTCAGTTTACTTTAACTGGTGATTCTACTGCAGCAGCAACATTTACATTTGGTAGTGCTGGAACATATATTATCATTTATAGCTTACGTAAAGCAGGTGATGGTTCAAGTCCACGATTAAAGACACTTACAAATATAACTGAAACAGTTACACTCACAAATGGCACAGCAACTTTATCAAAAGCTGATGCATATGAACTTATTACAGTAATGAGTGGTTCTACTGATATTACTTCTCGTTTAAAGTTTGATAATGGCGCTAAGGCTTCTCATTACGATCTTGCATCTATTACAGTTATTCCTGGTCAAAATGCTAGTGGAAGTGTAGTAGTAACATATAGTTATTTTGCACATTCTGGATCTGGTGATTATTTTACAATTGATTCATATACACATGCAACATCTAAAATTGGATATGGTGAAATTCCACCAGATAGAATTAATTCATTAGATTTTCGTCCATTAAGAAATAGTGATGGTAGTTATTCATCAGTTTTAGTTCCAAAGTATGGAGAACAAACTGATGTAAATCATAATTATTATTTAAGTAGAATTGATAAGCTTTCTTTAAGTACTACAGGCGAATTTATTATTACTCGCGGTATACCTGATGTAGATCCAAATGTTCCGTCATCTCCTAAAGATGCAATGGATCTATATACTTTTAACATTGAACCATATACTTTTACTGGTTCTACTGCAAGTATTGTTCCAAATAAAATTGAAAATAGACGATATACAATGCGTGATATTGGTCGTCTTGAAAGTCGCATTAATAATCTTGAGTACTATACATCATTATCATTATTAGAACAAAATACTATTAATAATAAAGCGTATGATAATGCTGGTTTAGAGCGACCACAGAATGGATTTATTGTTGATGATTTTACTGGCCAGGGAATAGGTGCTACAACTTCTTTAGATTGGAAAGCTTCTTTAGATGTTAAGGCTGGTGAATTACGTCCATTCTATACTCAAACGAATGTTACTCTTCTTGAAAACATTGGTGCTAATTTAAGTCGTGTTGGTAGAAACTATGAAGTCAATGGTGACATGGTTACTCTTAAAATTTCATCTACGACTCCCATTGTTTCTCAATTACGTGCATCACATGCTGAATCAGTAAATCCATTTAATATCTTCGTATTTAATGGTCTTCTCGATATTGTGCCTTGGAATGATACTTGGTTTGAAACAGCACGTCGTCCAGATATTATTATCAATGACACAAGTCAATATGATGCAGTTGTTTCCAAAGCTGAAAGTGATGGTGTTCTAGGAACAGTATATAAGTCTTGGAATACTGTATGGCAAGGTGAGCGTGTTACAGCAACTCAACGTTTTGAAGCTGATCGTCGTGGCGGAGATGGCGGCGCTGCTCTTGATGCTCAATTTGGTCTTGGCCCTTATGCGGCTGGTTGGGCTCATCGTATAGTTACTGTTGAAACTTTTGCAAATACTGGAACTAAAACATATTCTGGTGGTACAAATACTTTTATTAAATCTAATGTTACCGATAAGATTATTGATGATCGTGTAGTTTCTACGGAACTTATTCCATATATTCGTGCACGTAGAATCTTATTTCACGGTGATAGTTTTAAGCCTAACACTAGAATGTATGGATTCTTTGATAATATTAGTATTGATTCATACATCACTCCTGCTAAAATCATGGTGTTCATACCATATGGAACTGCCACAGTTCCTACATTTGCAACTACTGTAAACGTTGGCTCTAACATTAATAATACAAATAGAAAGACTTCTACTGGAAGTGTTACTACTGCATATTCATATGGCGAAGTTCTTCAAGAATATGTTTCTGTAAATGGTGCTACTCCTACATTAACAGGTGTATCATGTATTGTACTAGGTCAAGAAACATATAATGGCACTAATTATGCATATATCGATAATATTCTTGGCGGAAGCCTAGGTACTGATACTGGAACAAATGTCTATTACTTACAAGCAGAATTTGATTCTGCACGTAAGGTTAAGAAAGTTGGAAGTATTGATACTCCTTCAGTATTGACTTCATCTTATACAGGTCAATTATTTGGAACTTTTGACATTCCTAATGGAACTGGAATGAGTTTTCGCGCAGGTGAACGTATTCTACGTTTTACTGATAATGCTGCTAATGTTAAGAAAAATGCTGCAACTTCTGCTGAAACAACTTATACAGCTCAAGGTATTTTAGAAACTAAAGAAAGAACAATTCTTTCTACAAAGACAGCATCAATTGTAAGCGAAAAAGTTCCTGATATTACTCAGACTCTTACAACTAGTGGTACTCGTGTAGCATCTGATACTGGTTGGTATGATCCATTAGCTCAAACATTCTTAGTTGATGTTGAAGGCGGTGTATTCTTAACTGATGTAGATTTATTCTTCTCTGGAAAAGATGATAGCGTTCCAATTAAGATTCAAATTCGTAACGTTGTTAACGGATATCCTGGTCCTATGATTCTTCCATTTAGTGAAGTTGTTCTACGTCCATCTGCTGTTAATATTAGTTCTAATTCTACTGTTGCAACCAAGTTTAAATTTCGTTCTCCAGTATATTTGCAAAATGGCACTGAATATGCAGTAGTAATCATATCAGATTCTGCTAAATATAAAGTGTGGGTTGCACAGGCTGGTGAAATAGATGTAAATGGTGATGGTTTAATTTCTTCTCAGCCTTATGCAGGTGTTCTATTCAAGTCACAAAATGCTTCTACTTGGACTGCTGATCAAACACAAGATCTTAAGTTTATTTTAAATAGAGCAGTATTTGATGTTGGAAGCACTGCATCTTTGAATTTAATTAATCAGCATATGAATAGTGATACATTCTATGATCTTGCTAACATTAACGTTAATAATATTGTTCTTCCAGGTACAAGCGTTACGGCATTTTTAAATAACGTAAATGGTGTTTCAGGTAATAATATTTCAGTTGGTATAAGAGAAGATATTGAATTTAGCCAAGCACAAAAGCTTGCTGATTATATTGAAGAAGGTGATAATCCATCGTTTAGTGCTACATTAACACTAGCTTCCAATAAAGATAATATTTCTCCAGTTATAGATTTAAGTCGCTGTGCTGTTACATTAGTTTCTAATGTAATTGATTCGGTTGTTAGTGACAATGAAGTATATCCAGAAGTTGGAACTGCTACATGTAAGTATGTTACAAAACAAGTTAGATTAAATCAGCCATGTACACATCTAAGAATGTTATTTGATGCAAATATTCCAAATGAAAGTTTGATCAATATCTATTATAAGACTGGTTTACAATCAACAGATTTTAGTAGTGCACCATATACATTGATGCCAAATACTGCATTTAGTAAATATTATACTAATACGCAGAATGCACGTCAGTTCTATGAAGTTGAAACACGATTAGATCTTACAGATTTTGATATTGTTCAAATTAAGATTGTTATGAAGTCTACTAATACATCAAAAGTTCCACGCATTAAGGCACTAAGAGTTATTGCATATGCTTAATTATGTTAATATAGATAATGAACCAGGTATGATTAGAGATATCTCTAGTCATGCTGTCATATCAAACGATGTTAATAAAATGAATGAGTATAAAGCTAGAAAAGCAGTAGCTGAATTAAGAACAATGGAACTTGCCAGACATCAAGAAGAAATTGATGGATTAAAGAATGATATAAAAGAAATCAAATCAATGCTTTCAGCATTATTGCAAAGGTAAAACATGGCACTAGTTTTTAGAACAGATCAAACAACTCCACTTACTAATGATCAAGTGGATAATAACTTTAAGTATTTACGTGATCAAATTCTCTTAAAGTATAGTATTAGTGATTTTACTCCTGTAAATATTTCTGCTAAATTAAATACATTAACAGGAACTCAGACTTCTTATGATTTAGCGCAAGCCAATGCATTGAATTCTTGGACTTTAAGAAATCTTGCTCCAACTTCTGATCTTCCAGTTATAACTGATAAATCCTCAATAGTATCTCGCAATTCATTTGGAGATATTACGGTAGGAACGGTGAACGGTGCATTAAGTGGAAATGCAACTAGCGCAACACTTGCAGCAAATGCAACTAAGCTACTTAATTCACGCACAATAAATGGTGTGCCTTTTGATGGTACTGCTAACATTTCAATAGTTGATGCATCTAAACTTTCTCTACAGGGTGGAACTCTTGTAGGAAAATTAATACTTTCAGTAAGTCAAACTGCATCAGCTTCTGTAAATTTTGGATCAAGCACAGCTGTTCCATCAGCTGGTTATCTTGCAAATGGTGATATGT